TGATTTGGTGTGGTACAACAATAGCTTATATAGATGTTTGGATTCGCACCTTAGTTCAGATGCTGTTGCGCCCGCCGTTGACGAAGATAAGTGGGGGAAGGCTGTAAGTGGCTCTATTATCGAGATGTTATCTGATGGCATTACTTTGAAAGTACAAGGTACATCTGGTAACGAGAGTAGTCTTAATATGGGTGCGGGCGTACTCACTTTACAATCAAGTGACATTGCGTCAATCATAGCTGAAAAGGAACTTATATTATCTGGTGGTTCTGTCAAGATTGGTACGTCAACAACTGGCGTATTAGAGATTAACAGTCCGAATTTTACATTAACTGCAAATGGTACAATAACTGCGAATAATGGTACATTTGCGGGAACGATTAACGGCTCTACCATCAACGGTTCTATGATTACAACGGATTATAAGGTTGGCTCAAAGTCTGTTAATACTTATGAGAGTACAGTTACAACGGATAGTTCTTCAAGTACAGAATATTCTTCTGCGGAAGCATATGATTCTACAAGAACTTATAAGGATGGAGAAGTTGTTATTTATAATGATAACTATTATGAAGTTATCAATGGCGATGTAACAAATATTGCGCCAACAAATACAACTTACTGGAAGAGAGTAACTGAAACAAGCTCTACAAGTATTGATAATATTTCGCTTTCAACTAATTCTATAACATTAAGAAATGCAGGCGATTCAAGTGTGTATTCGTTATCGGAAGATGGATTAAGTTTCACCCTTGAAGATAGTAACGAAAATGTTATACAGACTGGTAATATATCTGGCGTTCGTGGCGGTTGGCTCATTGACTCACCATTATATATAACATCAAACGATGGTAAAGTCGGACATCCTATGGGATTTTATTATAACGCAAACTCAGTTGGCGACCATTCTTTTAATGGTATCTATGACGAATCAACAGATACGGTAAGTTTCTTTATTGATAGTAATATGCCCGCAAATATTAAGATGAGCGATGTCACGGTCGATGAATTGTACGCCAACAATAATATCTTTACTACTGGCAAAATTTATACTAGCGCATCTGGTGACGGAACAGATTATTTAGCTATGCCTAAAATATTAAAAGCGGCTTCAAGCGTTATTCATACGGGAACTTCAAGTGATGATATTACGCTGTATTTCGTACCCGCAAAGTATGATATAAACAAGATTGCTGCATTTATTACTAACGGCGATTACGGCACTAATAGTAAACAGATGTTTTCGACATATATACAGACAAGCAATCGAAGCGTTCATTGTAAGATTGAATCACCGTTAGCGAATAATGAGTGGTATAGATATAATTATATAATTTGGTATTGGGGATAATACCGCATTGTTATTGTAGTTTTATAAAGGAGAAATTCATATGGATATATTAGTTAATGTTGTCAATCAAAAATTAAAGATTCCGACAAACATTAAAAACTTTGTTGCGGGTACGCAAGAGTTTATCCGATTCACGTTTAATCTTGCGGATGAATGGGATTCGCTCACTACTTTTGCCCAATTTGCCCAAGACGGAGTTGCATATAACCAATTGTTAGACTCTGACAATTGTGTATATTTACCTTCTGAAATAAAGGAAGGGACATTTACGTTGATGCTTTATGGTAGTGGGGGAAATACTATCGCCACGACCAACTATTTAACATTAACTGTTGATGAAAACATCCTTATACAAGATGCCCATAGCACAGAGATTACAAGGAGTTTATACGATCAACTTGTAAGTATTGTCCAACAATCAATATCTACGCCTTTGTCTGCATCCACAGCAGATAAAATGACTGATACATCGCGAATTTATGTATATACTGGTGACGAAACTGGATATAATAACGGTTATTGGTATTATTATGACGGGTCTGAATGGCTTGCTGGTGGTGTTTATAATGCTGTTACTGTGCAGACAGATGCAAGTTTGTCTGTCGCTGGAATGCCAGCAGATTCATCAATGGTCGGTGCGAGATTGAACAATAACGAAGTTTACATTAGCACGCTTGAATCGCAAATAGCAGAACTTCAAGAGGCAATGTTAAATATTTCAATCGATGTTGATGATCTTGGTTTGGAACAGGATCAGGATACCTACTATGTGTATCCGACATACAAAGGTATCCGTTCAGAAAACGGTATTCCGCTTGCGTCATCAGGCGGTGGTGGTGGCGGCGGAGATGTAATCTCTGCCGTACTCAATGTTACTAATACAACAGGGTGGCTCTCAAAAACTATCGCTTCTGGTTCTGATTGTGATATTTCACTTGTATGGTCTTCAACGGAAGACGGTATGCCTACAGGTGATGGTAACATCCGCATTTCAGTTAATGATGTCGTTAGAACAACTTATCAAATTTCTCAGGGAAACGTGTTTGTCAATCTTGCCCCATACCTTGCAACAGGCACAAACAAGGTGAAAGTGCGTATTTCCGATACATACGATCAGGGCAAAACAATCACGTTTAACATTACTTCGATTGCGCTGTCAATTACAAGTACGTTTGATTCGTCTACGGTTTACAGCAGCGCAATAAGTTTTCCGTACACTCCTGTTGGTGCGGTCGAAAAAACAGTGTATTTCATCCTTGACGGTCAGACAATTGGTACGCAGGCAACTCAGGTATCAAACAGACAGATGTCATATACTATTCCTACACTGAGTCACGGAGCGCACTCATTAAGAGTGTATTTTGAATCCACAATTAATAACGAAACAGTACGAAGTAATGAGTTGTATTATGAATTCCTGTTTGTGGATTCACTAACCACAACGCCGATTATTGCATCTTCGTTTAATACAAAATCAATGCCACAGTATTCGACCATTGCACTTCCGTTTCTTGTGTATACACCTGCGACTCTCACATCGAAAGTTACGATTAGCGTAAACGGAACAGTTGTTTCAACGCAGACGGTAGACAGGACGGAGCAATCGTTCTCATATAAGGCAAATCAATATGGAACGCTTACGTTTGTAATTTCTACAGGTAATGTGTCGAAGACTATTTCTCTGACAATTACAGAGTCTAAAATTGATGTTAAAGCCGAAACAGAAGACTTAGCATTGTATCTTTCTTCGCAGGGCAGAAGCAACGCGGAATCAACTCGTAATGTTTGGACGTATGGCGAGGGAGCCAGTCAGATCGCTTGTACACTTAGCGGATTTAACTGGACATCTGACGGTTGGCAGACAGATGATGACAATGCAACATTACTTCGTGTTTCTGGAAATGCCAGAGTCACGATTCCATACAAGCCGTTTGCACAAGACTTCCGTACAACAGGTAAGACGATTGAATTGGAGTTTGCAACCAGAAACGTACTTGATTATGATGCGACAATTCTTTCATGTATGAGTGATGGCAGAGGTCTGGAACTTACACCACAAAAGGCAACATTGAAATCAGAACAATCTGAAATCAGTGTTCAGTATAAAGAAAATGAGCATATCAGAGTCACGTTTGTTGTAGAGAAGCGTGCTGAAAACAGACTGGTATTTGTGTTTATCAATTCAATTCCATCGGGAGTAATTGAATACCCAACCAACGATGACTTCTCGCAAATCTCGCCTGTTAATATTGCTATTGGCTCAAATGATGCAACAATCGATCTGTATTGTATCAGAGTGTATGACAACAATCTGACACGGCACCAAGTCCTTGACAACTGGATTGCAGACACAACAGATGGTTCAGAAATGCTCGATAGATATTCCAGAAACAATGTCTATGATGCATACGGCAATATCACGATTGCGAATCTTCCGAGTTACATTCCATATTTCATTCTTAATGCCGATGAACTTCCGCAGTACAAGGGCGACAAGAAGACGATTACCGGAACATATACAGACCCGATGTATCCATCAAAATCATTTACGTTTACTGGATGCCAGATTAATGTACAGGGTACTTCGTCTGCACCGTATGCGAGAAAGAACTACGATATGCAGTTCAAGAACGGATTCGAACTGGCATCTGGTCATGCAAATCAGTATGCCCTTCGAACAGGTGCAATTCCGTTTAATAGATTCGTTTTAAAAGCAGATGTGGCATCTTCGGAAGGTGCAAACAACGTTGAATTGGTTCGCCTGTATAATGATGCTTGTCCGTATAAAACTCCAGAAATGGTCGAAGATTCGAGAGTTCGGTGGGGTATTGACGGATTTCCGATTGTAGTTTTCTGGAATGATACAGCAACAGGCACAGTAAAATTCTTAGGCAAATACAACTTCAACTTACCAAAACGCGCTCCTGCTCCGTATGGTTATTCAAAAGATGGAACAATGGAATCATGGGAGTTCCAGAACAACCGTGATGCGCTTATGTTGTTCCAGTCGGATTATTTCAATATGGAGATGAGAACTGATCCTGATACAGGCGAAACAAAAGAAGCGTGGCGGTTTGACTACGAAGCACGTTTCCCGTCTGATGAATGGACAGACATCAGCATCCTGCAAGAATTCCAGACATTTGTTTATTCAACATGGAGACAGAATGCACCGAATACTGCACTTCCTGCTTCTGTAACATATGGCGGAGTAACATATACAACCGATAATGCCGATTATAGGCTTGCGAAATTTAAAAATGAATTCCCGACATACGCGGAACTTGACAGCTTTATTTTCTACTATATCTTTACTGAGCAGTTCCTGATG